CCTTCGCGCTGCATGCGCTCTGCCATCTGACCAGCGGCATCGCCGACGCGTTTCAGCGCGCTTTCTGCGTTCTCCGTGCTCACCTCAACGGCGGCTTGGACTTTCATCTGGTCAGTCATGATTTACCCAAATAAAAAGGGCCGGCACGCGGCCAGCCCTAGTTTTCTTCACGCATGGCATCCAGTGCCGCACGCTCAAGCACCTGCAGATCGTCAAACGCCTGTTGCCAGTCATCTGCGAACAGACGATCCAGCAGCGGATAGACCGCCTCGTATCGCAACCCGACTGCGCCGGACATGCCGACATGCCATTGCGTTCCGAGCCGACAGAAGAGCATTACAATCTGCCAGTTTTCTGGCCAGACTTCAACGTCAGCGTTTTGCATCGCGACGATTGACGCCAAAAATGGGTTATTCGCGGCCTGCGTGTCCTCTTTCTTGTAGAGGGCAGAGGCCGCTCGAATCAGTTTCCCAGCCGGCCTTCAGTAATGGCTACCCGGTACGCTTCCATGATGGCAAACACCACTCCCGGCAGTTCGTCACACAATGACTTAATGTTCTCCATGGAGAAATCTTCGTCCAGGTTCCAGCCTTCTGCAACGCGCATGATCTGCCCGGCATGTCTATCGACGCCGGTTTCATACGCCCGCTTCAGCAGCGTGGCGGTATCTTCATCTCTTGCCGCCGGAGATACGCCATTCTCTGCGTGGATTTCATCCAGGAACGCGCCGAACTCGGTGCGAGTGCGGTACTTGAATTTCATCTCGATAGCGCCGTCAGTGCCGTCCAGCAGCTTCACATTTACGGTTGCATTGAAGTTTTTTGGACGTGCGCCCAGCTTGATTTTTGCCATGATTTTGTCTTTCTGTTGTCGATTAAAAAGGCACTGCAGGAGCGACCTGCGGGCGTAAAAAAAGCCCGCCGAAGCGGGCCTTGTGGCAACTATTAATACGAGATCGAGCGGCCAAGGACGGTCAGCGCTGCATCAACGGTGTTCACCTGATTGTTGTTCAGCTTCGGCATTTCAGACGCGCTCATGTAGCCGTAACCGTAAGTCACGGCGCCGCCGGAAATCACCTGCTTGAATGCCACCTTCGACAGCGTGCGGGAGATGCCAAGCATGGCCTGATAGTTGGCGTTGCTGGCGTCGTGCGCCAGTGTCAGCGTGACCGAGGTGGCGTTGAAGCCAGTCGGGATTTTCACTCCGTTGCGCTTGGACAGGGGCGCAACGTCGGTGAATCGCGCGTCACCGCCCGACGAACTGATTGTCAGAACCTGCGGGATTGACGTCCAGCCGGACAGCTTCTGCGCCGAACCGGTGCCGGTTCCAGCGGGGAAAAAGCTAGTGTTCGACGTGTCCAAACCCTGAATGCTGAATGAGTTGGCATCGATGACGGTTACCTTGTAAACCGTGTCGGTTGCGTCTTCCCACCCGGAAGTCAGCAGGATTTCGTCGTTTGTCGCATAACCGTGGGCGGTGCTGGTGGCGACTGCCGGGTTAGCGTTGGTCAAAGCGGTGATGGTTTTGGCGCTGGCGAAGGTTTGCGAGAACTGATGAGAGCTGCCTTCAGGAAAAAAATAGGCCATGGTGTTCCTTTCAAGGGACGAAAAAAAACCGCCGTGAGGCGGTTGGTTGCGCCCTTTGCGGGCATAAAAAAACCCGCCGGAGCGGGTTAGTTGTGTGGTTTGTTTTTCGGCTTATCTGGCGGCCCAGATCGAATAGCTCTGTATGCAGCCATAGAGCTGCGTCTCTGGTTCGTAAGTTGATAGTGCCTCGCCTCCGGGCGTGGCCAGGAACGCAGCAGAGGCGCACATGGAGTCTTCGATGCTGCGAATCATGGCCAGAGCTTCGGCGCGGGTGGTGCTCCAGACGTTGACCTGCATCATCGTGTTGCGCTTGTCTGCAGCGGTGTTATCGACAAAGCGGGCGGTTTCGCCGCCCAATCCTTGCCAAGTGATGTATGGTTTTGCGGCTGCCTCTGGCGCCACGTCAGGAAACACACGCGGGCAGAGGGTTTTCAGCAGCGCAACCAGATCGGATTCCATGCTCATGACCCGTTGACCTCTTCGATAAACCGCTGCTTGATTGCCTCGCGCACTTGCTTGCGTGTCTCAGCCACTGCGCGGCGGATGAATGAATGCGCGGGCGCTTTGCTGGTTCCAAACTCAACCATGGCGCCATAGGGCGCCTTGTCTGCGTTCCAACTGACGTGATAGGTGCTCATATCGCTGAAACTGTTGTCTTTGCTGAACACCTGATAGATCGAGTTCCGCAGCGTGCCGGGGCGATATGGCCCATAGATCGCGTGCGTTCCGTGGAACATATGCGCCGCGCTCGACACTGGCGCCAGCGCCTTCGCCCGCTCGTAAATAATCTGCGCCCCAGCCTGCGCCGCTGGCCGTGTAGCTTGGTTCATTTTGTTGGCCGTCGCCTGCAATTGCTGTTGGAAGCCGGCGATATCAACCTTGATGCGAGCACTCACAGCGCCACCTCACAGATCAGCGTCATGTACGCACGGGTTTTCATGTCCGGGATGATGTCCACGATATTGTAAGTGACTTCTCCGATGCCGATGCGCATGTCGCGGGTGATGAGTTTGTTCATCCGCATCTTGGCGCTGCATTTCGATGTGGATGTTTCGCGGCCTGCCTTGATGGTTTCGATGCCGCTGACAAAGCGCACATCCGCCCACGCCTTGCCGAACTCGATCCATGTTTCGACGGGCTGGCCGAGTGCATCTTCGCCGCTGCCACGTCCGATCAGTGCGATGCGGGTATTGAGCCTGCCAATCACGTCACACCCCCGGCACCCAAAACGGATCGAGCAAACCTTCCCAGAAACAGCGCGGCAATTCGGCAACCGGCTGGCCGGCGGTCAATGCTTCGCGGGTTTCGTACCACGCACCGATGGCCAGCAGCATCCATGCCTTGACGCTCTGCGGCACGTCAGCAGCGTCGCCATAGCCAGCGGTAAAGCTAACCTGCACTGATCCAGGATGATCTCGGCAAGACGGCCAGCTTTTGCCGTAGGCGGGAATGATGCGTCCGACCAGTTCGTCGGTAATCACGTCATATTCGGTATTCGCCAGCGTCTGGCGCGTGCCGTTGTTGTCGAGATAGCTGACGGACTGCACCGACTGCAGTTTCGGCAGCGGCAGCTCCAGCGAATCAGCCGGGAACGTGTCAACTGAGTAGCGCCATTGCTGCGTGACCATGGCCCGCCCGGTGCGATGCTCCGCCTGCTGGCGGGCAGTGACGATCAGCGCGGAAATCAGGCTGTCGTCGTCGGTGATGTCCGCATCAACACGCAGATGCAGCTTGGCCTCTGCCAGCGTCAGCGGCTCTGCTGCCGGAGCCGCAATTTTTGTCAGCATGGTTTTTTCGCCAGAAGATCAAACGCGCCGATGGCAGCAAGCTCGTCAGCGGCAGAGGCTGGAAGCGTCGCATAGTCTCCAGACTTCAGATCGTGCGCAGGAATATCAACCAGTGCGCGACCGGATTTTTCTGCAACCGATTCGGCTTCGTTCTGTTTAGTGCGTGCCATATCGGCTCCAGAAAAAACCCCGCCGAAGCGGGGTGATGGTTTGTTGATTAGGTGGCATTAACTTGCAGAATTTTGGTATACCTTGACTGCAGCGGTATCCAGCAGATTCGAGCCGGTGCGCATCCAGCCGCAGAAACCGACTTGGCCGTTCAGCGCAAAAGCCGAGTCATCGAAGCGACGAATAATCACGCCGTCAACGTCACGGATCACGAACTGCGAGAAATCACCGAATGCGATGGACTTGGCATTGGCGGCCATCGCGGCAACGTCATCGTTAACCACGTACGAATAGCCGCAGATGGTTGCTGGAGCGCCGCCAGAAATCGACTCGTCATCGCCCGGTGTCCAGATCGGACGGCCAGTGGTGTCTTTGATCTTGCGCAGCACTTTCAGGGACGAATCGGCCAGCATGAATCGAGCGCCACGAGCGCGGTAAGCCGAGTTAACCGAGTGGATCAAATCAATCAAGTCGTCGTAGATAACCGAAGTGGTTTGACCAGTAGTGCCGGTTTTGCCGGTTGCGGCGCGAGCCATTACGCCGTAAGGCTTCGACGAACCGTCGCCGGTGGTGTAGTGGGTGTTGGTAATGCGCGCCAATCGGGTTGTCAGTCGATTGGCGACGAATGCAACAACGTCGATTGCCGAATCTGCGACCAGTTCCCACGGCAGCGCGATTTTCTTCGAGCTGTATTTATACGGGTTAACCGCTACAGTGCCGAAGGTGATATCTGCGCCGGTTGCCGCTGCGTTTTCCGCCACGATCTCGCCAACTTCTGAAGTGCCGTCAGATGTTGGGTAATTCAGCGCATTTCCGCCCTGAGTGCTGATGATTTGCGCTACTTTACGCATGCCGCCGAATGCTTTAAGCGCATCAACGACCATTGCAGCCACTTCAGACGGTACGGTGTAGCCACCTTCAGACGACGTGGTGGTGCTCATCGCATTGCGGATAGCGACAGCCTGATCAGGCGATACATTGCTGCCGTTGCGCAGATACAGAGCAACAGCCTGCATTGCATCAATCGAGCCTTCCGGCTTTTTCTCAGCCAGTTTGCTTGCGTTGTCGAAGAACTTGTCAGCATCCAGTTCGCGCATACGCTCAATGGCTTTAACCTGATCGCGGGCCTGCTCGATCTGGTTGGTCAGTTCGTCGAACTTGGCCTGATCTTCTTTCGACCAAACTTGATCGCCTTTTTCAGCCAGGATGTGGTTTGCTTGGTTTGCGAGGTTTGCAATTTTCTCGCGCAGTGCGGTGATATTGGTCATTTTGACCCTTTCAGAAATGAAAAAACCCGCTCGAGGCGGGTCTGTTCAGGGCATCCGGCCCTGCGCGGTCTTGCTGCGCGAGAAGCGCTAGGCAATCAGGGCAAGTCGCAGCCGGTTAGCGTTTGCTGCGGACATAAAAAAACCCGCCGGAGCGGGTTCTGTTGATTTGATTGTTTCTTCTGGTGGGGCTGGGTCTGGCTTCGGCGCGTTGGCGTAGGCGGACAGGTTCCAGGTGTTTTTCACGTCTGACTTACTGGCCACGCGGTCGATAAAACCGGCGTCCTTAGCCTCGTTGGCCGTCATCCATGTTTCTGCGTCCATCATGGCGCGGATTTCTTCGGCTGATTTTCCGGTTTTGCTGGTGTAGTCGTTGACGATGCTGCCTTCTACCTTCTCTATCACGTCGGCAGTGTGGCGCAGTGCCGCTTTATCGCCGTAGGCCATGCCGTGGACGTTGTGGATCATGAATGCGGCACCGTCCGCCATTTCTACCTCATCGCAGGCGAGGGCAATGCTGGTTGCGGCTGAAGCGCATAGCGAATCGATCTTAGCGACGGTCTTGCCGCGAAATGCGCTGATCGCCGCCATGATGGCACGGCCTTCGAACACGTCACCGCCGGGGCTGTTGATGTGGATGTTCAGGGTTTTGGCATCGCCGGCCTGGTTGATCGCATCGATCACCGACAGGGCAGACACGCCCCAGTCAGCGCTGATCACGTCGTAAACGTAAATGCTGGCCGTATCTCCAGATTTGCTCGCATTCAACGGGCGCGGCGTTTCGGCCTTGTTGTCTATGATGAGACGCATCAATTTATTCATGCTGCTGCCCCTCCGGGCTGTGGTGTTACGTTGCGCGGATCAAAGATCACGTCGCCGCCTTCAACTGGTGCATACCCTTTCGACTTCCTGACCTCATTGACCGTAAGCCAACCCTGGCCAGTGCCAGGCCCGCCCAATGCGGCGCGGTTGTATTCAGCCTGCGCCTTGCTATCGCCCTCAATCAGCGCATCGCGGTCAAATTGCAGGAATTTTCCGGTATCGCGGGGGAACAGTTTGCGGTTCAGCTCTTGCTCGATGCGGACCAGGTGAGGCTGCAGTGTGTAGGTGACAAAGCCACGGCTCATCGATTCGATGCCGCTACCCCAGCTAGTGGATGCGGATGTCTCGCCGATCATGTGCGGCGGAACGCCAAAAGCGCGGGCGATGTCGATGACCTGAAACTTTCGAGCCTCCAGCAGCTGCGAATCTTCAGCGCTGAGGCTAAGCTCTTTAGCGGTGATGCCTTCGGTCAGTACAAGGGGGAGTCGGTGGAAGTTTTCGGCGCCTGCGTATTTCTTGGCGAATGCGGATTGCAGCTTTTCGATCTGCTCCGCGTTCATCTTTTGCGGCGAGTTCAGCACAATCGATGGGTGAGCGCCATTGGCAAAAAACTTGCCGCTGTATTCGTCCATGGCCAGCGCGTTGCCGGTGGCGTTGCGGGCGGCGTATTGGATGACGGACATCGACTTGAGGCCGTCGAAACCAAAGCCGGGGAAGTGCAATACTTCTGATGGCTCCAGCCACGTGCTGATACCGAATTCCGGCAGGCTGATGTAGTAACGCACGCTGCCATCAGTCGCACGAATAGGGCTGACGCACCCCCAAGGCAGCGGCAGCAGCTCTTTAATGCTGCCGTTCATGGCGCGACGAATCCATGTGTAGGCATCGCCACGAAGCAATTGCGCCATGCTGACGCCTTCCCAGTGGGATGCGGCGGTGAATTGCGATGATGGCTGTTCGTTGAGCTTGTACCAGAGGTCATCACGCGGCATGCGCGCTTTGATGTCGCCGGCGCTCTGGTAGCAGTGGATTGGCAGCGTGGAAATGCCGCCTGCGATAACACGCACACATGCAAATGCCGCAGCAACACGCATCGCCGATGTCGGGGTCACTGCCATGCCAGACGATCCAGCATTGACGCCAAACGCATCGATAACGGCATCGCTGTATGTCACATTTTGCGGGCGCACCTCTCCCGCGCCGCGTCCAAACAGGGCGGCGAATTTGGAGAAAATGCTCACAGCTCTACGAATCCTTGAGTAATTGCGCCTGATTCTGGGTTAAGAGACATCAGGGTTACTGCGTTGAACAAAGCCATCAGCGGATCGATCTTTGCCGACCCGGCGGCCTGTTTGGTAATAATTACTGCGTTTCCACGCGGCTCGACTTTGGCGTTGCCAGCGCACCAGTTCATCAGCGGCTGGCCGCCATGCACCAGCACGCCCTCGGCCAGCTTGCGCTCAGCAGTTTTAATGGCGCCGGTCAGCTTCCAGCCTTGCGAGATGCCGATGATTTTATCTTCTGGCATTTCAGCCTCGACTAGCGCATCCATGATGCCGCCTAGTCCGGCAGGGTCGCATCCGATCTTGTCTAGTAGTCCGCGTGCTTCAATCAGCGCGCAGATGCTGGCTACCTCGGCAACGTCATCGCCGATGTTTTTAACCATCGTCAGATCGCCGTCTCGGGCGAAGTCTTGCAGGCGTGACGCCACGTCTTTCCGACGCTGTAGCACTGACGGATGCGCCCATGCATGCGTCCACGTCAACCATTCACGCGTTTCGCTGTCGCGGCCGATCACTGCAACGCCCAGCAAGTCATCCAGACCGCCGCCGTCGATTCCTACGTCAACCACTTCGGAGCGGTCTAGCAGTTGATCCAGCGTCAGGCCGTGGGCTTTGGCTTGGGGCTCCCAGAAGTCGGCACCGGCCCAGCGGTCACTATGCAGCGCCAGCCCAATCTCGATATTCAAATGCTGTGACGCCCAGCGCCGCAGCTCACCTTCCCCGCTGGCTTCGGCCTGTTCATAGTCGGGGATCAGCCGCTCTACGGTAATTGACTTGCCCCGGTTAGGTGTAACCATCCACCACTTTGACTGGTCGCGCCAATCCGTGCCGGGCGGGAACTCGTACAAAACCGGCAGGATGGGGGATATTAGTTCCCCGTCGCGTACCTTGCGGGCCTTCATCAGCTCAGCGGCGAACACCCCGGCAGGCGGGCGCTCGGACTGCGTGGTGATGTTGACCAGAAACGCCTCGGGCTGCGAAATCAGGCCCCCGCGTAGCTGCCCGATAACCCGGTCGGCGTTGTTCATCTCGCCGATGACGTGAATCTCGTCAATCAGCACCCCGGACGGCTTCGACCCGGTAACTACGGTCGGGGAAAAGCTCTTGACCTTCAAGAACGCGCCGGTCGGGCGGTAGGTAATCTTTTTGATGTGGTGCTGCACCAGAAACTTGGCGGACAGCACAGGGTCAATTTCGATCATGCCCGCTGCCTGCTTAAAGGCCAGGTCGGAAATTTCCACCGTCGGGCCGATGAACAGGTACTCGGCGCGCGGGCGCGGGGAAACCAGAACAGCCGTCAGCAGCAGCGCCGCCGCGTAGGTCGTCTTTGATGATTTCTTCGGCACCATCAGGAACAGCTCGCGGATATGCCGCTGCTTCGTTGCCTCGTCGTAGCTGCCGAACAGCGCCCGGACAAGATCCCGAAACCATTCCCCGCCAGCATCGGCGAGCGTCGGATTTCCGGGCACATCCGGCAGGCGCAGGCGGTCAAACACGGCCACGGCCAATGCCGCTTGCTTCTCATGCAGCGGCAGCGCAGGGCATAGGGATTGCCCCGCCGTAATGCGCTCATGCCAGTCCCGGCAGCTTGTGTCCCATTCCCGCATAAATTACTGTAACAGCCCTTCCCAGTCCGTGCCCCGGTCGGCCACCTTTGACAGCACCTCGCGGACTTCCTTCTTGCCCATTTCTTCCTTGCCGTCCTCGCGCCACTCGGCGCGGCACTTTAACCAGAAGATGGCGGCGGACACGTTCGGCTTTTCCTTGTTCGTCGCTTGTCTGAAAAGCGACTGCGCGACCTGTGCATTAGCCTCGATATGGCCCGTCTCAAGCTCGGTCATGTAGTACTTGCGCATCGTCGGCCCCGAGAGGCCGATGACCTTTGCAATGTCGTAATCCGGGATACCCATTGCGGCAAGCATCTTCACCTGCGCGCGGGTTTTGTCGTCAGCCTCATAGGCAGGGCGACCGGGTTTTGGTTTCATACTGAACTCCTAGCCATTGTTCGCAAACAGCCCGCGCCACTTGTTCTGCCATTCGCGGCGGCACGCTCATCCCGATCATGTATTTGCCGATCTTGTCGGTCTTGGCGTGGTAGTCGTCTGGGAAGCTTCCAAGGCGCTTCCATTCGCGGTATGTGAGCCTGCGTGATTGGCTCCAGTGTGTGAAGTTTGCAAATGTTGACGAGAGTGTGCAGGATGGCAAATCTCCTGACAACTTCACATTATTGAACCATGATGCTTTTCCTGTTGCCTTCATGCACCCGTCTTGCAGTGACTTGCCTGGCTTTGTGTCTTTCCAGTATTGCAATTCTTTGTCACTGGTTATGGATTCGTCATTGCGCTCCGGCATATCTTGCAAATCACTCGTTGCCTCGCCCGCGCTAATCCATCGGTGCGTCGGCGCCAGTTTCAAAGGCGGCACGTCGATATCATTGCGCACGGCACAGAAGAACACCCGCTCGCGTTTCTGCGGCACACCGCAATCGGCGGCATTCAGCAGGAACAACTGGGGCCGATAGCCCAACTCTTTGAAGCGCGCCATCACCATCTTGGTGTAGCCCTTCGCATTGCCGATCAACATGCCTTTGACGTTTTCGGCAATGGCCACTTTGGGGCGCAGCCTGCCTACCAAGTCAAGGTAATCAAAGAACAGGTCGGACAGCACCTGTTTTGCCTGCCCTTCACGGAAATGCTTTTCCTTGCCCCATGCTTTTTCTCGACTGCCTGCCATGCTGAACGTGCTGCAGGGTGGTGAGCCGTCCAGAATGTCCAGCTCGAATAATTCAGGCGGCAGGTCTTTGGTCAGCAGCTCATTGATGGGGCATAGGAAGTAATGCTTCGGCTTGATGTTCAGCTTGTAGTGCCATGCCATCTCGGGGTCAATGTCATTGGCTGCAATTACTTCGCACCCGGCGCGCTTGTAGCCCATGCTTGAACCGCCGCCGCAGGCGAACGTGCTCATCACCTTGATGCCGTTGCCTGGCACTGCGGCCAAGTCGGTCAGGTTCCATGCGTGCGGGTTACTTGTCATCGAACTCAAATCCGCACCTTGGGCACATGCAGCCCATCTTGTAATCGTCTGGGGCAATTTCTTTTGAACTTGACTCCGGCGCGTCCTGCTCAATCAGCGAATCAAGATTCATTGCGGACGATAGTTCGCCAGCGTCAAATCCGATCAGCGCCATATCGAAGTCGGCGGCGTTCAGTTCATGCAACTCAATCGCCAGCAGATCGTTATCCCAGCCGGCATTCAGTGCCAGCTTGTTGTCCGCGATGATGTACGCCTTCTTCTGCGCTTCGCTCAGGTGCGACAGCTCGATGCACGGCACCTCGGCCATGCCCAGCTTGCGGGCGGCCAGGACGCGGCCGTGGCCAGCGATGATGCCGCTCGCGCCGTCCAGCAGCACGGGGTTTGTCCAGCCGAACTCGCGGATGCTGGCGGCAATCTGCGCCACCTGCTCGTCCGTGTGCGTGCGGCTGTTGCGCGCGTAGGGGATCAGGCAGTCAACTGGCTTGTTATGAATCTGCATTGCGTCCTTTTTATG